GCGTGTATTCTTCTGTGCCTGGACATTGCCTAATGAATCTATCGTACAGCCTTGTTATGTCGTTCAGTTCTTTGTCTTTCATTTGCCTATGCTTTTATGTTTGCCTGTTATTGCCTTGAGCAAATATATTTATCTACGTATATTATTATGACTGTAAATTTTGGCGAAGTTTACTTTTAGGAATATCGATGTCTCTCCTATCACATGCCGCACTTATCACACAAGGATCACAAACTGGAGATCTTGATTTGCAAACTTTCTTTGCGTGTGTAATCAACCACATGTGTGCACCGTATTTGTATTTGCTTGGTGTTGTGTTGTTCACTGTGATTGATGCTTTGCCCTCGTCAAGACTATCTGCCCAACCCAGACGCCATAACATCCTGAACACGTGTGTGTCTACCGCTATGTGTGGCTCACCAAATACAAACCTCATGACTATGTCAGAACTTTTTCTTCCAACCCCAGGCAGTGTCATTAGTTCTTTCTGTGTCCTAGGCACCTGTCCGTTGAATTTTTCTAACAACATCTTGCTTGTGGCAAGAATGTTTTTGCTTTTTGCATTGAACAATCCTGCAGGCTTGATTGCTTCGATAATATCTTCCTGTGTTAGTTTTACCATTTCTTCAGGCGTGTCAGCCAATGCAAAAAGTTGATTACATGCGATTGCTGTTCTTTTGTCTTGGCTTTGTGCAGACAGCATGACACCAATTAAACTTGTGTATGCTTTTGAATATATCTTTGCTTTTGGTTTACGGTTTGAATAGTTCGGATATAGAGAACTCAACTTCTCGTATATGTATTCGATGTCATTACTGTTCTTCATCTGAGTGCAGTTCGTTTAGAAGTTGTCTCAGTTTGCCACCTTCTACAGTGGCTTTTACTTTACCAATTGTGTCGCCTTTTGTAGGATCCGGCACCTCATTCCTAGCATCTTTTGATGTGTCACCACCTGTAACTTTAGATGTTTTCTTAAGGTTATCATATATTGTGCTTCTTTGTTTGTCAAATTGTTTGTATTCCGGGTCGTCCGCCAAGTCTCTGATTCTCAAACTGTCCACATCAAACTCCAAATCAACTTTTTGTCCAACACCAGAACTTGATCTAGTCTTCATAAATTGAATCTGATATCTACCACGTTCTTTCATTGCTCTTGATGTGAATATACCTATCACGTTGTCAGCCGTCTGTATCTTGGATAGTCCGCCTGATATGTGAGAGTGATCAAATTCAATTTCTTCAACAGATGCTCTATTCAACTGAGATGCTGTTGCCAATACACATTGTTTTTCCACAACCAAGTTTCTCAGTTCTTCTGAAACGTATTTGTCTTTGATAAACAAGTCTGCTGGACTTATTCTTTTGCTCTTCGGCATCATCAAATCTAAGTAATCAATCAATATGCAGTCTATCTTTTTCTTGTTCTTAAGTTCTAGTTCTTTTAGATACGTCCTTACATCAAGCACGTTGCTACCACTTGGCAAGTATTTGATCTGTAGTGTTCCTGATTTCTTTTTCAACATCTTGACTTTCATTTCCACATTCTCTATTTCAGGAAACACCTTTTTAGTTGGTATGTTTGTCATCATAGCATCTAACCTCATAGCGGTAAGTTGTTCCGACAATTCAAAAGATATGTAACAAACGTTCAGACCAGCCTGTGCCCAATTCACCGCAAGATTCTGTAAGAACAAACTTTTACCTGCGCCTGATCCACCTGCAAAGATGTTTAGTTCTCCTCGATTAAATCCACCGAATAGTTTCTTGTCGAGATTTTGCCAGCCAGTGCTGATCTGTCCGTTGTTTGCCTTGAGTGCCTCAAGTCTTCCTTTCGGATCCTCAAAGTAGTCTGTACCAAGATCACGTGTGAGTCCAACGTTGACAGCGTCTTTGACCATGTCCTCTACAGGAGCATAGTCGCCTTTTTCTAGCATGTCAGCAGATTGTAATATCGCACGTTCTAGTGCTTTGTGTCTTGAAAATGTTTCAAATTCGTCTAGTAGCCAATTAAAGTGACTTGGATCTAAATCCTTTGCCGATTTGAGTGTGATGTCATGTTTTGCATTTACTTGTTCGACCTCAGGCATTACCTTGTACTCGTCCATGTAGTCCTTGATAAATTTTGCAACTGGTTGCAGTTTACGATCAAACGACTCTGGCTTGAAGATATTCTGTGCCCTTGCAAATGATTCAGCATCTGCCAATAGCATCTCTATGTAAAGTTTCTGTACGTCAAATGTGTATTCAGCCATTATAGTCCTTTGTACTTTTTCCACAGTGAATGTAGTATGTAAAACCAAATACCGTTTATGCTAGGTTCAATCAAGGCAACTGCTCCTGCCTCCCACAAACTGGCACCCGTCATCACACTTACTACGGTCATTGCTATAACAATATGACCCAGTGTGTATATGACAGCGAGACCCACACTTGATCCTGCAATGAGTCTTTTTACTGCTCCTTGTATGCCGTGTGTGAATTCCGTCATTTAAAAAACCTCTTAAATTTGTCTATGGATTTTTGTAAAGGGCCATAAACTTGTTCAATGAAAACTATGTGTTTAGATAATTTCTTGTCTAGTTCCACAACAATCTTCTTAAGTTCTTTTATCTCTTTTTTTAATCCTGCTATCTCTTTATCCATACATTTTCCGTTTCAATTCTATTTTCAGTTTGGTTGTTTCTGTTGATTTCAATATCGATTGTATCGTAAACAACCTTCCATATTTTAACACAGCCTCCGCCACGTCGCCAACCGTTTTATCCCAATTTGGAAAAGCAACGCTCCAACCAAACTCTATTGCTTGGTCTATCAGTTTCTGTCCTGGGGCATCTCTGTCAGGAACAACAATTACCTGTCTGTTCAATTCTTGTATCAACTCCCGCTGTGTATCATTTATCTCTGAACCAAGTATGCTCACACCAGAAACGGCTATGGCATCAAATGGGCCTTCTGTCACGATCACAAATTTCCTTTGCCAATCTTGTGCATCCACATTGAACACATAACCAGGCTGTACATCTGTGTAGTATTTTACTTTGGAAAATCTTGTTTCTTCAAACTGTCTCGCAGTGAAGCCAACTATCTTGTTCCTCCAATAGAATGGTATCAGTACTCTCTGATGCATGTCCCATGACTTATCTGGAGAGTACATGAAAGGGTACCAATCAGCACCAATTCCTCTGTCCTGCAGATATTTTATTAATGCATCAATCTTGCTGTGTTGTTGCGGAGTCAAATCCTCACCAAGATATTTTTCTAGCCACGACCCCAGTGGCTGTGTGTTCTTTGGCAAAGGTTTGAGATCAAAGAAAGTAAACTCTTTTTTCGTGTAAGTATTTCCAGTTCCTTCTTCACGCAAGGCCTGTAGTGCCAGTTTACGTATTGTTTCGTCAGGTATGTGCAGATAACTGAGAAGCATTCTCATCCTGTAATTAATTTTACGTCCAGGTGTATAGTTTGCTTTGTAACCGCAGTTGAAACAGTGATAGGTTACTGTGCCATCAGAAGAATTCATGATGCCACCACGTTTTTTCTTGTCTGCTGTTTCTCCATTGTGTACACAACAGGGTGCATTGAAACTTATCCACCCACTAGGAGTTTTCTTTTGTCCCGTAGGCAAGTTCGTCAGAATAGTAGACTGGATCAGGTTCATAATCTATATTTTACTGTCTATAAAGGATTTTGTCAATACGGCCTGTGGTACCAGCGTCTCTTACCGCTTTAAATCTCACATTCTGGAAAACACCTGTGAAGTTCATTGTAGATACGCTAGACGAAGCACTCAAAGACGAACTGGTAATATCAAAGTAATCGTTGTCTGATGATGGAGTTGATTCCATTGTGCCCTGTACAGTGACCGTGCCTGTAAAGTTTTTAGGATATATTGCTATAGTGTGGAGTGCTTGGTTGTTGTTGATGCCTGGTTTACCAGACACTGCACTTGAAGTAAATGTGTCAGTGGACAATGTGAATGCCGATATTGATGTACTTGCCAAGAACTCTGGATATGCACCATCTAAAAGTTCAACTGTTCCTGCCGCGGCATAGCCTGTGTCTGAGTATGTGATTTCATGACTACCATCTGATTTTACTTCACGCACTGAAAAGTTGTAGAATTTAGCATCAAGTGGTAACAGATCACCCGCTGTTATTGTTGTACTAGCGTCACCTTTTGTGCTTACAGTAGATCCGTCGTCCAGTATAGTAAGCGTTTTCGTTAGAACCGATTTTAGGCTCTCAGTATCAATCAAATTGAACTCATACGTTTTTGAAGTTATCGTTTGGGCCTTTTGGTCCTCGTTCTTAAATGTGAACGTAATGGGGTTGGATACCCCTCTGTGCAGTGTTAAACGTCTATCGTACACCTTTGAATTCCTTCCGTGATAACCATTTATGTAGGCTATTACCAACTGTGATAGTAAATACCTTGATACTGTTTGCATAATACATATTTAACAGTATTTATAGATATAGAATGAACGAAATTTTTAACACCCTTAGGGACAAATTCCCATTTTTAAGCCTGATAAGAAAGGGTGATTTGGAGTATGTTGGTATAGTACAAAACGAAGACACCAACGTAATCAGTTTCTATGACTATGGCAGGCTCATGTTACCAGCAGACAAGATGAAATTTTTGAAGTGTGGCGAAACTTGGTGGCATGAATCAAACAGAAAATTACCAATCAACATTTTCCTTAAAGGTGATTTTAGATATTTTAGGACTACCTTAATAACTCTTAATTCAAAAGATGTTGAGATAGTGCATGGTCCAACGGTAAGGCTTTCTGATATTTCAAAGAAACGGGTAAAAAGAAAAACTATCCAATTAGTACGAAGACCTGTCTAGTCCTTTTTTTCAGGAAGTATAGCACCTGTTATCAGATAATGTTGTGTTAAAGGACTATTCGGCTGATAACTGTTGCTCTCTGAACGATACGATGACTTGGATTTTTTTTTGGATTTTGGTTTGATTCTTTTTTTAGTTTTTTGATGTTGCATCAAAACTATATTTAGCCTTTTGTAACAAATTCATCTGCACTACTATGGCTTGGGCATATGCAATAGCATGTGACTTCTTGAAGAAATAAGATCCGTCAGTTGGCTTTATCCATACCTCTGCCATTATATCAACCCAGTCCTTGTACATCAGTTGTCTTTTGGCAGGACGTATTATTGCCAACACAGCCGCAAGTTGTTCTATATTCTTTGGTTCGAGTTTTGATACAATGCTGTAGTGTCCGTTCAAATGGAACAGTTGATCAACAACTTTTGGATCTTTGAGCATATCCCAGTCAGGCTCCTGTATCATTAGTTCTACAAGTTCTTGCTCTGACTTGACTTCTTTGTATATGTTCACATTAAGGCAGTCTATCTTGAAGTACCCTCTTTTTTCTGCTTCCTTGTATTCCAGAGACGCATGTCCTGTCACAGGATGTTCTGGGACAGCATGGAAGTACACTCCAGTCTTGTGTTTCTCAATGTCTCCTTTTTTGTTTCGCATTGATGCCGGTGTGTGCTTGAACAACTTCAGTGTTGTGTCTCTATCGAAAAAGTCTATGTCTACGTCAGGCATTAGTGTACACTCCCTTTATCTTTTTCTGCATGTTGTATCATCTTGTCGCGTGATCCTGGTTGTAATACTTCCAGTACATCAAGCAGTTTCCTATAACCTTCAGTCTTTAATATTTCCTTGTCGACTTTTGGCATTATTACTCGTCCTATGGATCCATCTTCTTTGATTATCACAGCACAGTCTCCATCGTCAAACTCCAAGTTGTCAGAAACTTCTAAATCTATCTTAGACAATTTTTGCCTCCCTCGCTGTGTCCTGAACAAGCATTAGATCCGCTGGATAACTTTTCAACTTGCTTGGCCAAAAACTTGGGTTTATAAATTTTTCTATCATTTGTAATTGTTCGTCGTTGAATGATTTTAGCATTCTTTTGCCTGCCTTGCAACCTAACAACAACCATGGACTTATTTTTCCTTGTTGTATGTGTGCCACTGCTCTGTTTGTGTTGACCAATCTAAAGTAATCTGACCATTGTGCATTCTGTTCGGTTGCCCAGTCCATCATGGTTGCTATGCTTCTCTGTAGGGCGGCCTCCACAGGTTCGCTTTTAAGTGCTTCAACCAGATACAGTTCATAAAGATCATCTCTCGCCCAGTGATCTAATTTCACTTTTGACTGTAGGACATAGTCTATATATTTGTCTGGGTATATAGGATTGATGTGCATTATGAATCTGCCGAACTTAACAAAAGCATTGTAGTACGAACTCTTTACAAAGTCATCATATGTCTTTGGCTTAGAATTGTGTTGATGTATTTGATAGAATCTTTGAAACACCATAAAGGCATTCACCACCCACTTCTCATCTCGTTGTAGATATCTTCTTTTTGGTTCGCACAGATGTACTTGCAGTGTTCTTGCCTTTGCAAATTCTTTACCACAGTAAGTGCATTTATTCGTTGAGGCCATGTGCTTCTATCAGTTCCTCCAGTTCCCTGTCAGTGATCACTTTGTCTAGTGTCTCCAAGTCAGTCTCTTTCCATGTTGGATATATCTGTTGTAATTTTTTCAAACTTTTATTTGGTACACGCTTCATGGGTTTGATCCATGGATGGAATTGCTGTTGTAGTGAACCACACATCGCCGTCAATATCCATAAAAGTTTCTTGTGTTTGCCAAGTGTGAAACAGTGTTTGTTGACGCATTCATTGACCATTTCGACGTAGTGTTCAACATAGAACTTATCTTTTGAAGAACAACTGGACACGTATCTCATCAACATGTAAGGTGAATATAGTGATTTTTCTTTTTCGTCTATCCTATCAAAGTAGTCCTTGTTTCGGAAGTCTACTGCTTTGAGTCCGTTTCTTAGATCAAAAAATTTTCTATTTTTTTCTGCTGGCATATTTTAATCCAAACATTGTACATTCCTTTGGTGTAACAAATGTTAATTTTAATTTCCTTTGCTTGTGTTGTAAACCTGAAAGTTTGAATTTATGTAAATGTAAAAAGTCAAAAAACTCATGCATCCACTTTTCATCCATCCATACTGCAATCTTATTACTGGTAATCATTACTGGTGCTTGTATTGTGATTGATTTTCTACCAGACCGAGCCATAGTCTACCTGTTCACATTGTCTAGAAATGTCCTTGACAAAATAAGCACACATTGGTTTTGATCCGTTTGTCAACGGCACTGCCAGCATTTGGCCTGATTTGATTTTTGGGAAGTACCATTTGACTTCTGTGTAGATATCAACTACGTCAATAGGCATGAAGTCAGGTTTTGCACTAGATAGTGGATTAAACGTGAAAGCATCAAACCCTCTGTCATTTAAACTCGTGATTGGTAGCACATGCATCTCAGATTGTCCTGCCTCTCCTATAAGCATTTTCCAATCCAAAGGCATTTTGATTTTATGATTACCTATTTCAAGCACTGCCGCCGGAGCATTGAAACTTTCCAAGAATATTAACGGTATGTAAAAGAAGTCAGGATTTGATGGATCTGAATTATCAAGCACTGCAAATCTTAATTTTTCATCGACCCATTCTGGTATTTTTTCTAATTTGTATGTTCTATTATCTAGTGTAAGGATTTTCATAATTTATCTTTTCTATATTATACGGATAATTTGCCTCTTTGTAAAACTTTTTTCTTGCACCCAGGTGTCTTTTTGCAAACTTGCAACTACTGGTAATGTCCCATATCTGTACGCTGTCCTTGTCTTCTGCTTTCCTGATGCCACGTCCTATGCTTTGGATCACCCTTACAAAGGACTTGCCCGGTTCTATAAGGACAAGATTAAAAATCCTAGGAATATTAATCCCAACAGCGGCAACTCCATATGTGGCAATAATAACTTTATTTTGGCTAGTAGATATTTCATCATATTGTTCCTTCCTGTCTGTGTTTTTTGTAGATCCAGATACAAACACTGAATCCTTTATTTTCTTCTCAAGTATCTCACCTGCTGAAATTCGATCTACAAGAATCAGTGTGTTACCTGATGTTGCTATGTCCTGTATAGTTTTTGCCACCCAAGACATCCTAGTGGTATCGGTTGTCAGCCATTTCAATTCTTCTCCATAGGTTTTGAATTGTGGATGGTCTTGTGTTTGCAAAACATTAACGTGGCAGTTTGCTAATACACCTTTGTCTTGCAGTTCACTTGCTTGTATTCTATTTGACACATCACCAATGCTACATTTCAGGCCCATGAATTCATAATCTGCTTTTGGAACTGTGCCAGTTAGTCCCCACCTTATACCACAATGTGCAAATGGTCCTGTCAGCAATCTTTTCAACACGTCTGCTTTTGCCATGTGTACTTCATCTATTATGACTGTGCTAATGCCTTGTATTGCTTCTAGAAAGTCTGTTGTATGTTCGTCCTTGCTTTTCTTTTCAAGCACATTCAATGATTGCCACGTTGCAATAGTGTTATATCTTCCTAGTTCTTTACGGTCGCCATAGTAAACACCAACATCTAAGTTACATGCTAAGAAGTCCTCTTCGGTTTGTGTAACTAGACTTTTATTTGGCACGATTGTTAGTGTCCTCCCATAAGGTTCAACCAATTGGCATAGTGCCGCTGTAATGATAGTCTTACCTGCGCCTGTGGCGATCTCTTGTATGCTTTGTGGATGTTCGATGAACTTGTTTATTGTTTCAACTTGATAGTCTCGCAACACAATTGGTTGTCCTGCGGCAGGATGATTGTCAGGCCATGTGATGTGAGAGAGATAGTTTTTATCTACGGCTTTGAATTCATAGGAATGCTGTGGCCTTTTGTCTTCGAAGTCTACGTACACACCACCATCTTCTAGTATGGGCAGTATCTGGTCCACGAGGTTCAAGTATGTTGTGCCACCTAAGCCAAAAAAACTTACTTTGCCATCCCACCTGCCTAGTTTGACAGCAGGCAAATGTCTTGCGTACGGTATCTCATATTTGAATTTATTGGAAAGTCTCTTACGCCATTCGAGTGATAAGTTCTCGAACTTCACATTCACTTCGTCTTTTATTACTAATTTACAACTACTCATTCTAAAGTTTTATTATAATATGATCATGCCAATCCCAACTACTCGGTTGGTGATCACTATAATACAACTTTTTTGGAAGATTTTCAAGCATTCTTTTGAGATTGTCTGTGCCAGTTGCGTAATAACCACCGCCAACTGCAACAAGTGAAGCCTTAGGCTTGATATTGCTTTTGATAAGGGCTCTTGGTATTCTGTTCCGAACAAATATAATTTTGGTTTTCTCATTTATCAATTTGAATTGTTTGCTCATTTGATGCAGTTCGTACAAGTTTTCAAAGAACTCATGAGGCTTTTGGTTATCTACAAGATAAGTTCTGTCAGAGTCGTGCCTATCCAAATCTTTTTTGTAGATTGGTTCTTTCACATCAAACCCCCAACTGCATTCAGTCAAAATGTCTATACCGTGTGCCTTGAATGCATTCATCCACTCCCAGAAGTCCTTGACCTCTTCTTCCATGTGTATGTCGCCACTGACAGGCATCATCAACGGAAAACAATCTAGTTCGGCTAGTCCTTTTACAACTTCGTATTTTGAAAAGCCTTTGGAGTCTATCCAAAGTTTGTGGTAGTCGTTGTGTGCAATTTTATGTCCAATTATAGTATTTGCTTTTACCGTTATTCCTTTTGTAGGTATGCTTAAATTTTTCAAAGCGTCCACTTGTTGTAATGGAGTCATTGGTTTGATCTTTTTGTTCCAATATTCTTGCAATGAATTTGGTGCATCTCTCAAAACAATCTCACCACCTATTTGTACCGCTGTTGGTTGCCTAAATCCAGCAATCTCTTTTCTAATCTTTTCATAGTCATTAAGTAAACCATCATCACTGAATTTGAAATCATAACGCACTGCAATTAGTGTTAGGTAGTATGCAGTGACATCACTATGTAGGAAAGTCCATTTCTTTGCCTCACCGTCATATTGGCTGTAGCCTGCGGGCATTCCTTTTTTGTCTTTCATACATCTGATCAGTTGTATTACTTTTTTGTGATACGGAAATTTCATTTCAATTCTGTCCACTCCCTCTTCGTCTTTGTATTTCTCAATGCTCTTATCGAAACTTATTATCCTGAATGGTTCTTCATACTGTGGGTTATCCAACAATTTTTTTATGTCCATACCGTGTGCTTGGAATTTCGTAAGATATCTTTTCAAAATTACCAATGCCAATCTGGCCTGTTTTTCTGTCCAAGCGTATTGCGATTCCGCTAGTGATTTCACAGTTTGAAAATCCTTAGGATGGGGTTTAATCTTCATATTTGGTGCATCCGGACCTGCTGACCAAAAATAATCATTATATGCTAGTATTTTAAGTGCTTCGTTAATAGTTTTTGGCAAATCTGTGTGCATTTCTGTCATGGTATTTTAGATAATTATTAATAGTATAACATAATTGGTAATATTGTCAACCGTGAAAAAAACTAAAAGTAAAAAGGTAAATGCTAGAAAACAACTTAAAGTTAAGTTGGAAAATACTCTGACTAGGCACAAAAATATTAAAGGTTTTAAGCCTACGCAAGAACAAGCATATCATTGGTTCAAGGTTATAAACAGAGGACTTTTTAACAGCAGATTACCAATGGTACACATTCAAGTCAAGAAATTACATAACGATTGGGGCAGATGTGTTGCCAATTGGGACAACAGAAAAACTCCAAAAGGCAAGTTTGACCAGCGTGTGATTCCTTATCACATAGATGTTGAATTCTATATAGAACTGCATTGTAAATTTCCTAAATGGAAAGACTTTATAGAGACTTTAGCACACGAAATGGTGCATCTTTACCAGATGACATGGGTGCAAGATCCATATGCAAATCACAACAAAAATTTCTTTGCTTGGAAAAATAAATTTAAGAATGCAGGTCTAGGCCTGTCCAGGTGTTAGTACCTTTTCAAATTCCGCGTAACTAATCACTTTACTGTTTCCTAGGTCTGTGCCTGTCTGCAAATAGTTTAGAAATTCAGGTGGGTTGTCATGCACAACAGTGTAATTCACATAAGGTCTCATCTTTAACATATCTCTGAATTGTTTCAACCAGCCTTCGAATATCTTATCATCATTACGTTCTCCATAACAATCTGTGTCTTGATATATGTTGTTCAGTTCGCCTTTTCCGTATTCTCGAAAATCAAATCCCAATAGATAAATGCTCGTGTGTCCATGCACACCTGCTGTCCAAAAAGCGGCGTTACCTGATATCCAGTGAGGATTGTTGGGTATTAGATGTAGCATGCCTTTACTTTGTTTCCTGTTTACTTCTAGTGCAGGTGCATAGTGTATTGTTTTCAGTCCAACTTCGTCTGCCACCATCTGCTGTGTCATTTTTGTATCCACAGAAAAAATAAAGTCCGGCATGTAATCTCTGTATAATGCATTACAGCCATAAGTCTGGCCTGTCTCTTTCAATTTGTTAAGGTCAAAGTGTTTCCGTGACGGCCCGTTACCTATGACGTATGCGTTACCACGTGGCTCACAATTGACCTTGTCTGGATAAAATTGCCACTCTTGTATACGTTTGCCTTTACGTATAACGGTGCTTACACAGACATCTTCACCTTCGTACTTTTTGAATTCTATTGGTTCAATAATGTTTCTCTGACCTATGTTAATTGTTTTCATTGTCTACCTCAAAATTTAAATTGAATACTGCTCTGTATTTTTTATCAGTGCATGTGCTTCCAGCGTGTTGCACATTACCGTCAAACAAGACCAATCTGTTTTCTACTGATTCTATTATATCTCCGTTTTCAAATTTTGTATAGCCATTATTTGTGTTGAGATACAATATTGCAGTCTTGACTTTGCTGTCCGGTTCCGCTAGATCTGTGTGTAGTCCGTGTTCTATTATCTTATCAGTCCTTTGTAACAAGTTGAATTTTGCACGTAATATTTTTTTGAATCCAAGAAGTTCTTTGAATATGTCCAATCCACCTAGAGTGTAAGAACTTGTGAACGCATCGTCTTTGTATATCAAGTGTGTGAATTGTATGTATCCGTCGCCTATGGTTGTTACACCGTCGTTCATGTACCATGGAAAGTTTGTGCCAAGCACTATGCTTTTCAGATCCTCTAGATCTTCTGGCTTTAGAAAATTATCTATGATTTTCATTTCAAGTATTTCTCCTCAAGTCTTTTCTTTATTCTTGCCCATGGTAGACCTTGTTCTATCTCGTCCTCGAACCACTCGGTGTATGCAAGTTTGTGTGCCCACGTGTGCCTGTTTGGCATCGCTGGTGTGTTGATATCTTCTAACTTTACATTGCCAACATCGTGGCATAGACTAGACTCTGATACAAATACAGGTATCCCTTTAATTACTGCCTCCATGGCAGGGTTACTAGAATGATTCACTACTGCCCAAGTCCTTTCTAGTGTGGCTTTGAAATCTGTGTCGTCATATGTTCTGTAATCTCTTCTTGGCAATCTAACTTTAACGTTCTCAAATTTTGATTCTTGAAATTGAATCTGATTTCGCGGATGCGGTCTTACTAGTATTGGGCGAGTTGTAAATTTTCTTATTGTTGTAATCTGTTGTTCTATCCATTGAGACATCCTCGGAAGTCCTTTCCATTGCTCCGAAGAGTCGTGTTGACCACATATTACGATTATATCCCCCGTTGGATTCCAAGGACGCAGTTCATGGTTGAATAGAGGCCAACGCTTGTCATCGTACTTTTGGTTGGCGAAATCAGCATCTCTGTTGATGCCGTTTATTCCTATTTTGAAACTAAGATTCCTACGTAGTCCTCCTACTTCTATTACAATAACTGGCTTGCCTTGTTTTCTATATCTGTCCCAAATCCTTTTGTATTGTGCCATTCTGCCACGCCATAGCACACTCCATATAACAGCAACGTCGCCATTGGTTTCTTTGTTGACACTTACAGTGTCTCCGGTATTCTGCACCGAACTTATAAATTTTGAAAAAATGTTTTTAGAGTTCAAAGGGCCATACTCGGGCCATGCTTCTATCCTCATTAGTTACCCTGCTTTCCTTTGGCAACTTTGCTTACGATGTCCTCTGCCTGCTTCGGATCAAACTTTACACCACCAAACGGATCATAGTTCTCCACGTTCTTCCAGTAGTCTTCGTTTCTATCTCCACGCAGATCGCTTTTGCTACTTTTTCCTTTTACTTTCCTTTTGCCTTTCATGTGGTCGATGTATGCTCCTAAAACACTATTGATGAACACATGGTGACCTTTTGCCCCTGCACCTTTACCTATGTCAACTCCGTCGTTGGGTGCTATACGTTTGACACACTGCCAGAACAGATAACTGTCGTGCCATTCCAACTCTTCAAATATTGTGTCTTTTATGTAAAGGTCTGTCCAATACTGCATGAACTCTGAAATTTTTGGATGCATTCTGTTGTAGCACACCCAACCACATTCTGGATATTTGTCACCTCTGCCTAGATAGTTTACAAGTTTGTTTTCTGGAAGTAATCCTGTGACGAACTCCGTAGTAATTTTTCTAAATGTGTATGTGTCCGCATCCAGCCACAACACATAATCTGCGTCGATGTTTTTAAGTGCATGATCAACGGCAAACGTTTTATGAGCAAATCTCACAGCGTCCCATAGATAAGATCCTTTACCTCTGTCATTTTTACCTGCGTTTGGATTTCTTCGCACACCACCAGGTATTTCATCCACTTCTCCATTGGCCACAGGGTCATTCTTGTGTCTTTGTTTGAATTTTACTAATTCGGGGTTGACGTCTTCGATATTGACAAATTTTATCTTTGCGTGTTCGAGTTCAGGCTTTTCACCTTCATGGTATGCATACAGAATAACATCGTCCGGCCAGAATTCAATGTGGCTTTCCAACATCCTTTTGGCATATGCTGTCCATCTGTTTGGTGGAAAAGTTGTTACTACTGCTAGTGTAGGCATGGTATTATTTAATTTGATATTTTTCCTTCCAACTTTTTATTTGCCATTCCGGTATTAACCTTTTTCCAATCTTCTGTGATCTACCAACCAGTTTCAACCTATCTGCACCAATGGTCTCTGCATACACTTCACTTAATTTTTTATCTACACCGTCCATTATCCAATAACCAATTGGCACAGTCCATCCTGTCTTTGGCTTGTCTAGTATGTAATCGGGAAGAAACTTCCTGTATGAGTCTTTAACCAATGCCTTTACACTTCCTCCCTTGAACTTGTGTTCAGATTTGATATCTAGGCAATATTGCATAAACTTTTTAGATGCCAAAGGAAATCTACCTTCCATGCTGTAGGCCATTCCGTAATTGTCATTACGTGCAAGGAAACAGTCAGGCACCTGTGCAACACAATCTAAAGCCATGTATGAAGCAGTTGGATCATCTGGATTCCATAACTCGTCGCTGTAGCAATTTTCTAATTCATTTAGCAAGACCTCGTCGTCCTCTGGTGTATCAGTCAATGCGTAACTGCCCTTTCTAATTCTTTGCATCCATAATTGTAACAGTTCTCGCCACGACTTTGGTTTGTCTTTTGTATTGTATAGTTCTAAATATTTTGGGTAACCACCAAATAATTCGTCTCCCATGTCTCCTGCAAGTGTTACAATTATTTTGTGATCTGCAAGATATTTGTTTGTGTAACAATACATCGCGTTGCTAGGATTATATATTGGTTGTTCTTGGAACCATATACTGTCTTCCCATGCAGATAGATACTCCGCCGGTGAGATTACAACATCATGATGATTAAAATTTTGTTCTTTGGCAAACTTCTTTGCTACTTTAGAATCGCTGTTGTAGTCTTCATCGGCAACTGTCTCGGGTGTGATTCTATTCGTGAAAGAGTTAACCTTGTTCTTGAATTGTTGTAATTCATATGCAACAATAGATGAATCTATGCCTCCACTTAAGAATACCCCTATTTCTCTTTGTCCTATACAACACTGTCTTACTGCTAGAGCAAACATTTCTTTCAATTCACTTTTAGAATAATCTTTGTTGGCGTTTGGTTTCACGTAAATTCTTTTTGCATAATCGATAGTCTTTTCAACTATGTCATAAACTATTGTTTCGCCAGGTAAGACTTTTTTGATATTCGTAAACAAGGTGTTCCTCAATGGATTGGTGCCTGCTTTGGTCATCATACTACAAGCAAGATTGTCAAGTGTTCTTGCATTTGGCACAATATCTAACATTCCTTTGATTTCTGACGCAAACACTAGTCCTCGATCGATCTCAGCGTAGTACAATGGTTTGATGCCAGCATGGTCGCGAGATAGCGTTATGGTTTCATTTTGGTAATTGTAGTAGGCAAAGCCATGCATGGAATCAATTTCGTCTAAGAAATCAATCCCATATTGGTCTAAACCCCAAGCAAGTAATTCGGTGTCGCACCCTGTGGTATCTTTGAATTCTTTATATTTTTTCACTAGTTGATCGTAATTGAAGATCTCACCATTGTACACGAGGCGGTTGCCTTTTGGCGTAATCCATGGCTGTTGCGACTTGTCTGGATCTGCCATTATGCTTAAAAGGTTGTGGCCTAGTGTTACTTTACTCGATGAATATATGTTGGAACCGTCTGGGCCTCTGTGTTTACATATTTCTAAATAATCCTCAATGAATTTAGGATCATTGTCTGTTATGCCATATATGCCGCACATTACAAACCTAGTTTTGATTTGAACCTTTTGTAAACTGTTCCGTCTCTGATTTCTTTGATGCTCCACATCTTGTATCCAAGGTCATGCACCCATTGAGTTCTGTCTGGGTATTCGGGAGTCTCGATATTGTTCAAATCTTTGTTGCATACGTCCCAACATAGAGCGAGATCAGATGTGCAGAAAGTGGGTATACCTCGTATGCAACTGTCAGTACTTGCTGTTGAGTTGTGCGTTACAACTGCATGTGCATTTGATATTGCTTCTTGGAAATGGAATCTATAGAACTTCTTTTCATCTCCTGAAAAATGCTTTTGTGTATATTGTAATTCTATGTCTTCCGGTAACTCGTCTTTACGATCAACTATTGGTGCAACGTGATTTGGATGTGGCCGCACAATAAATTTCCTATCAGTAATAGGCCTCAGTTTGTCATATACACCTTTGAACCATTCTATTGGATCAAGTTCATTCATGCTCCAGTTGTCTTTAGGTTGAAGCACAAATATTATAGGGTCCTTTTGATCAGACTTGCGCCATGGCTCGTACTTAACTTTGAATTTTTTGACCATCATGTCCCAACGATCGCTAGGACTATTATCAGATAGAAAGTTGCCGTCATTCATTGGAGTATACAATGCAACTCTAAAATGATGATCGGGAGATGTTGATACGTTGCCAAAACTAGACAGTAGACCCCCATCGAATGTTATTAATGGTATCTTTTTTGCTCTACAGTTATCTGCAAGTTCTCTACGTCTGCCTTTGGTGTGATGCATTTGCTTATCACCACCGTAGCCAAACATTGCCGCCATTGGTGCAGTCGGGGTCATCTCGCCTGGAACTGTAGGTCCTGTTCTGTGTTCGTTTACGATTACTGCCTCATCGCCTGATGCTTCTATGCCTTCTTTTAAATGATATAGCAAATCCCAACTGTTCCCTTTACGTCTATCCTTTACTGATCTTCTAAAAATTTCAACTTTCATTAATCATTCTCCATGCTGTGCCATTTGCCATTTCTTCCATAGTCCAATTATTATACGCTAGGCTTGAAAATAAAGCAACTCTGTCACCGTATTTAGGCGTTTCTATTTTACTAAAATCTGTTTCTGATATGGGTGCGGCACCGCTGTTAATTGAATCACAGAACACAGGAACACCGTTACAAAGGCTGGCTATCATTGTGTTTGAGTTATATGTTACTGTAGCAAAATAATCATCCCACTGTATAGGACCTTTATGTTCTGTTGGCTTATCAACTTTTACAGTCGCCCCCACATGGTCAATAGCGATTGTTGGATTGTAAGGTTTTTCTCTGATGTCAATTTGTCTGTCAGTATTTTCTTTAAGTGTCTTTAAAGTATTGTCCAGCCAATCGTCAACACCGAAAAAATTAGATATTGCATTTGTTGGCGGTAACACTAGTATTTTTTTTCCTTTGTGCCAAGATCTTATTTCTTGTTTGAAATATTTCTCATATCTATCTGCTGGCCTTTTTTGCATTTCATTTTGACAATGCTTGTTTTTTGTTATTCGTAACCAGTGTGGACTATCATGGGCATTTGTAAAATAGCCATGATCCATAAAATAAAAGTTCTTTTTTTCTTTCTCACACTGTTTATAAACTTCACCAGATCCCGCCAATATGCCGTACATTGTTAGTTCTTCCTCAGGCAATGATTTGAGATCTCTAAATTGGTATATCTTTCCATTGCCTGATCCTTTTACAAAAGCCTCAACGTAACGTTGTGTACGCGGCTTGGTTGTGTGTATACCTGAAATCATTTTTCGGTGACTGAGAACATTTGTTGTCTACTTGCTCTACTGTATTCTGCTATGATGTTCACACTACGTCTATGCACAGATGCTTCTATCCTTGGTGTCACTCCGTGTATGGCGTTTGTGGAATTGTTAAGGAACATAACAAACGTGTTGGCCTTGTAAGGCACTGTTTTGTAAACTTGTCCTAGGTTTGATTCAAATATCTGTCTTCCTTTTTTCATGTCAACGTCAACGACATTTCCAACATTGTGATATATCTGGAATTCACCTCCCTTGCTTTGATCACCAGCGTAAGGCATGTAAAGTAGTCCGGCATAAATTTCTCGAGGATTATCTATGTGTGGAGATCTTGTTGTTGTATCGATAGGCTTGTGCATTACAGTTTGGCAGTCTGTCCATATGGTATCTGTTTTAGCCGCCCAACCACGTGGACCTAGCGTTGGATTGTCATGTTTGATTTCTGTAAAGAGTTCCTTTACTTCTTTGTAAAATTCTATTGATGTATGATAGTCTGTGAATTCTTTCCATAAGTTAGAAACTTTTTCTGGCTTCAACATTTCATCTGCTTTTAGTCTGTAGCAAACACCGTTGTCATGCGGTTCCGTGGCCAATAGTTGTTGCTCCGGCCATTCCTGTTCAAGTTGCCTGTAGATGTCCTCCGGCAATGCTTCTTCAATTACAAAGTGAGGATATGGTTCTTTTATAACTGTTGGTTTCTTTTGTAATACCGAAAGGTTCATTCTAGGTGCTCCATTATTTCTGGAATGTTTATTTTGAAGTTTATCATGTCACTGAATCTTTTAATACCTTTAGGTCTCTTTCCGTTTTCTCTTGGTATAGGAACTACATCTGCAAGGAATAATTTGTGCTCAAGGTTGAGATTATGCGATAAGCAAGGATACACCTTCTTGTGTATCATGTTTCTGTCTTGTATTTCAATTACTTTTGTACCCGGCTGGCACCACAGTAAGTTAGTAAGTCCTGCACCGTGTGCCGCAACAATATGTGTTGCCTCGGCAAAAGTTTTCATTTGGTCTTTAATTGAGAGTTTTTCTAACGCTACTGTTTCCCATCCTTTAAGTTTGAGTAGGAGTTCATCTGAGTTAAGAAGTTTTCTGCTTTTTGCACCTGGACGTATCACAACTATTTTTCTGTTAGGTTTGATATTTTTGAGATCCTTAAGTCCTTTGAAGTGTCTAAGCCATGGTGCCATTGGTGGGACTATTACTCCGTCTTTAGAATTACTCATACTTGGGACTAATAGATGTTTAAACTGCCAAGTTTCTCCCTTAGGAATAACAACAATCTTTACATCTGGAAAAAGTGTTTTGCACACTTTTTCAAAATAAGGACTGTGATTTGCCAATATAAAACAATATCGGGCAAAATTAGTTGACCATCTTTTTTCTAGTAATCTAAATTTTGAAATGACATCAATCCAAATGTGCCATGGGTTGTTACAACTGTCTTCATCAATTGGTAACCATACGTAGGTATTAGATTCGTTGAAACTTTGTTTCACTGGTGGTATATCTAGATCAACTTTGTCTCCCCATTCGGTCCATAGTTTGTGTGATTTGTTAGGTTTGTTTCTGCTTTTGTCTGTAAGTTTCCAAATATATTCTGTGATTAATTTGTTCTCCATTGTTAGTAGTAATGGACATGAATGCACTTTGCAATTATGAAATTCTGCTACAAAGGTTGGTAAACTTGTGAAGTGAGGATCAACTGAATCATGGTACGGAACAGTATAATTGTATTCAGGATCAACGATCTCCCACCTATCCAAAAAGTATCTCAATGAGTTTATATTTTTAACTGACATTCAATTAATAATTATGTTATAATACACTACTATGATATTATTTTCAAACGGTTGCAGTTTCTTAACTCCTAGACCTAAAGATGGAGTAGAAACATTTACCAGTAAAGTTCTTGCAGAACATTATGGAATGGAACTACAAAACCTTGCAATGGGTGGCAGAGGAAATGTGAGGATTAGTTTTTCATCAAAGGTATGGTTTGAACAGAATAAAGGCAAAGATGTGTTTGCTGTCATAGGTTGGTCTAGTGCAGTAAGGAATGATTACATCACGGATGATGGATGGAAAAAAGGGCGTATACCCGGAACAGATCTAACTTGGCGTACTTGGAAAACACTTGATAATGTAAGTTTCATACGTAATAACAAAGGTTGGGATATTGAAAATAATTTAACAATGAATTTTTTAGAAAATGTTTTTGATCTTCAAAACTATTTTGAACGTAATAAAATACCCTATGTGATGTATAATTCGCTACCTAATGATTTCGGCAACGGTACAGCAGACTTTGAGGTTATTAGAAGTGCAATCAACATGGATAGGTTCTTTAGTCCAAAGGTTAGTCATTTTGAATTTATAAACGACAAGAACTACATTGTTAGTTCTCATGATCCACATCCATCTAAAAAAGGGCACGAGGAATGGGCAAAACAATTACAGGAATTTATTGATGCTAACGATTTACGCACCATTTAATAATAAGAATAGTAAGGCATGGGAAGTATTCAACGGGGTTGAAAAGTCATGGCCTGATCAGATTACAAAATTAGATAATTCAGTTGAGAATGATCCTGTAACCAACAGCATGTTTTGGGGATTTGTAGGCAACAATCGAGAAATGGTTAAGAAACTTGAAGCACGTAATCATCAGTATTGGTTTACAGATACGCCGTATTTTGGAAGGTTTGATAATAACAACTTGAAACCTGACAATCATTATTGGAGAATTTGTCGAAATTCGATACACGCCTCTTACATAAAAAATTGTAAGGCAGATAGATTTGAAAAATTTGGAATGAGCATAAAGGCACCAAACTTTGCCGGCAAGCACGTGCTTGTTTGTCCTAGTTCTACAGGCATACACGATTACCTAGATAGACCAAGTTGGACAACCGAAACCATAGAACAGATTAAAAGGTACACAGACAGACCTATCAAACTTCGACACAAGCCTAGGGGCAGGGGTACATCAGGGCCAAGTGAGGCAAAGGTACCCCTATCCGAGGATCTCAAGGAAGCGTGGTGTGTTGTAACGAGTTGTAGCATATCAGCAGTAGAGGCCATTTGCGAAGGGATACCAGTATTTTGTGACAACAAAAGTTTTGCTGTAGATGTTGGCAATGTAGAATTGTCTGACATAGAGAATCCATACTACGGTGGACCAGAACCTTGGTTGTATAGTTTAGCATATCAGCAATTTACTCCAGAGGAAATTCAAAATGGCACTGCCGTAGAAATATTAATGGACAAAGGAATACTGTGAAGATAGAAAAAATAAATGGTTTTTGGGTTCCTAGTAATGATATACATATCGAAAACTGGAGATCAGGAAAGCCTTTCACACAAAATAAATGCCTAATAAAATTTTTAGATTATTGTGATTCACAAAGTAAAAAATTTAACACGGTAATCGATGTTGGTGCTTGGTGTGGAACTTGGGCAAAAGCAATAGAACCTTATGCCAAACGTGTGATTGCTTACGAGCCTGACAAAATTCATTTCGAGTGCCTACAGAAAAATTGCACTATAAACTGCACACCTAGAATGGAGGCAGTTGGTTCAGAAATGGGAAAAATATCTTTGACAGAAGATGACTTTACACAAGCAAAACGTGTAAACAAAGAAGGTAGTATTCGACTCGTGACATTAGATTCAACTGAGTACACCAATATAGATATGATAAAAATTGACGTTGAAGGTTACGAAATGGAAGTCCTCAAAGGAGCAAAAAGGTTATTAGATACAGTTCAGTATGTGATGATCGAATTAAACAACAATTCAAAAAAATACGGCAGTAGCAATCGAGATATTGAAAAACACTTAGAGTCTTTAGGATTCAAAGTGTTAATGGATCACTGGCCGGATAAAGTTTTCTACCGGACTTAACACAAATTAAATACGATTGATGAAAATTTTCATAACAGGAGTTGCAGGTTTCTTGGGGTCACATCTAGCAGACTTGATGATATCTCAAGGACATACTGTTGCTGGCAATGACAACATGATTGGTGGATACACAGACAACGTCCCACAAGATGTTGAATTCCATCAAGTGGATTGTTGTGATTTAGAAAATCTCACCAAAGCAATGGAAGGGTGTGATATTGTATATCACACAGCCGCCACAGCCTATGAAGGATTATCGGTATTTTCTCCTGTCCTTGTAACAAGAAACATATTTGAAGCATCGGTCACAACCATTACAGCCGCAATAAGGAACAAAGTAAAACGTATCGTGTATTGTTCGAGTATGGCAAGGTATGGACATCATGACGAAGTACCATACAAAGAAACGTACGAGTGTCGGCCACAAGATCCCTATGGTATTGCAAAAAAAGCCGGCGAAGACGTACTGAAAAATTTATGTGAAACACACGGTGTAGAATACGTTATTGCCGTGCCACATAATATTGTTGGCCCAAGGCAAAAATATGATGACCCTTTCAGAAATGTAATGAGTATCATGTTGAATAGGATGTTACAGGGAAAGCAACCAATAATTTATGGAGATGGTGAACAAAAAAGATGTTTCAGTTACATTGACGATTGTTTGTATTGCTTGAACGCACTTGCCTTCAATGATAACGTAGTTGGTGAGGTCATTAATATAGGTCCTGACGAAGAGCCAGTTACAATAAACGAGTTGGCAGAAGCATGTGCAAATGAAACAGGAGTAAATCTTGATCCTATCCATCACAAGGATAGACCAAAAGAAGTGAAACTGGCTACATGTTCTTCGGATAAGGCACGTAAATTACTAGACTATAAGACATCAACAAACATGAGACAGTCTGTGCGTAAGACAGCGGAATACATTAGGACTAGAGGCACAAAAAAATTTCAATACCACTTGCCACTAGAAATTGTTAACGACATTACTCCAGAAACCTGGAAGAATAAACTTATATGATATCATTCTGTTGTCCATCGAGAGGCAGACCAAAATTAGCAAAAAGATTGATAGATACTGCTACTTCTACACAAAAAGGTGAAACAGAATTTTTATTTTATCTAAACGACGACGATCCAACTCTCGAGGAGTATCGAGATTTGATAGATGAAAAACATTACACAATAGGACCTAACCAATCAACTTGTTTTAGTTGGAACTTGATGTGTGAGAGGGCAAAACATGATGTGGTAATGCTGATGGGAGATGATGTAAGGGTAAACACTAAAAACTGGGATCAACTAATTGTAGACGAAATCAACAATTACAAAGACAAAATTTTAATGGTTGTGCCTAGTGACGGTAGAATAAAAGGAACAAAAGAGTTGGGTAGTGAAACGAAGTTATGGGACGATACCCCATTGCCAGCGGCGCATTTTGCAGTGCATAAAAACTGGACAAATACCCTCGGATTTCTTGCCCCTGTGTATTTTTGGCACTGGCATGTTGATTCTTACACACAGAAAGTTGCACGTAAATTGAATAGATGTCTATATCTTCCTACTGTAGAATTTAAGGCCAAAAAGATAATGAATGATAATGCCGGCAAGCAAATAAGGAAAAATTTCAACATATCAGAAAGAGATAAATTTGTTTGGAAAAAAGTGCAAGGCAGGATCTTAGATTCAGATGTGAGTGCCTTACGAAACTTTATTAAATCTTTCTAATATACTGTCCCAAGTCTTTAACGACACATCTAATTGCAATACAGGATAGCGTATGTGTTTTCTTTTTGTTTCTATAAATTTTATATCTTTGGATTGAGTAAGTAAGAAAGTATTTGCCAAATAGGTTAATTTTTTCCCACTTACTTCTACGTATGATATATCTCTTTGTGCTCTTTCCTTGAAGAACCACAAACACATCACTTCTTTTTCGTAGTCTAATGTTGAGAAATCTTCTTTAAATTCGTAGCCAACTTTGTATTTTGCATCAAAGTCTTGCCACACTTTGTGATTTAGATTGTTTTGATTTTCATAGAGTTTGTCGTATTCTCTTGAATCATAGATGGTATGTGTGTAGATATGTGCTACAGGATCTGTAAAATAATGATTTGGTTTGAGTTTGTCCCAATGCATTATGAACTAAACAGGTTTATAAGTTCTTTCTTCCAATCGTCTCCGTACTCACAATCTCTATATCCATCGAACCATGGACCTCCTTCTGTGTAGTGCAATATCTTAGGCTTACCGTCTGTTGGTTCTTTGTACCAACCTACTAACCAATTGTATTCTATCGGCAGAGATCCTATCTCGTTGTCGTCTAGCCAACTAAATCTGTGTAAAAATTTAGGTGATTCTTCGTTCAACAAATCCGGAGTGAGTATTTTATTTTTTGGATGCTCGCAGTTCCATAACACCATACTACTCCAATTTTTTCTTGGATATACTGTCTGTACTTGCCCATCCATTTTCGTTGTTTCTTTTGGCGTGTAGTCGTGTTGCACACATACCACCGCTTTGCTATTGTCACAAAATTTTACAAGTTCATGTGTAGGTATTTTCCAAAGAAAGTCACAGTCACAAAAAACTGCCCATCCTTTGAAATCATTTAGGTAGGGCACAAAGAATCTCGTAAAAGTAAATTCTGTTGATGCCAACTTATCCACTGGTCTTGTGTAAAGTCCTTGATCACGCATCTGCTTTTGCTTTAAGGGAATTACTTCTGCTGATGGGTCTCTACGTTTGATACTGTGTTCACATACTTGGTATGCTATGTCTTCTCTGCTGTCATGCCCTACGTAAATTTTCATTTTCTTCCTGATAACAATTTGTGTATGTCTTGCCAATTACTTACACGTATAATATCAGGATGACTAAAATCTTGATTATATGGATGGTCTATTAATATAGGCTTTAAACCGTATTTGAGCCCGGCTACAGCGTTCTTTGGCTTGTCCTCGACCCAATATAGTCCGGTGTTGTGAAACTCGGCCAAAGCACCATCTTTGTCAGCACCTGTGCCTAAAATGTGGTAATTTGTGAATATATGATCTCCAAACAGTTCTCCTAGTCTTTTCTTACGTAACTGTTGTGCTGGTATGTCAGATGTCTGAGATGTGATCGGTATAAATGTCCAACCTTCTGCCGCTAGTAGTTTTACCCACGTTTGTGATTCAAGCATTGGACGTTGTGTGCCCATCCATGCACTCCTGTTGAATTCTCTGATTTGTTTTCTTATCTCGTCTTTTGTGACACCAAAACGTTCTGCCATTTCGTATGTGTTCTGTTTGTCTGGTAGTAACCTATATGGATGGTATCTTGCACCTCTTTCGTCAAATAATGT